AATTGGATACCCAAAAGAATGATTCGTCCGAGAATGTGATAGTATCTTCCAGAGCATTGTTAATCTGCCTTTTCCACTCCTTCGAAGGCACCCATGGGAGAATCTTGCCATCTTTATCGGTAATGGTTATATCACCGTTCTGAACAGCATAACGAACGTGCAACTGTGCGTTGTCAGTTGCGTCTGGTCCGTACTTTTTAAGGATTGCTCCCTTGTCCGTAATGAGATCAACGCCGGATAGCACGTGAGGATACCAGTACGCATCTCCTGTCGTGGCTGATTCGTAATAGTCAAAAATCGTCACCGTTTTGCTATACATGATATCCTCTCCCTTAATTATTCTTTCTGCACTGTCTGCTTAATAACCTGATTCACGCCAGTAGCCGATAATCCGTTAAACATACCGACCGCAACCGCTGTGATATAATCCGTTGCCGGGAAGTCCGGGATAACTCCCATCCCGACAGCTCCGAGAATGCCACCAATAACTGCCATGACCACTGGAATCCATTCATCAGAGATTCTTTTTGATGCTTTACAGCCCATTCCTACGATGTAGCAAATCATAACGATTGCTATACATGAGCCTAATGTTGAAATATCCATTATTCAGATGCCTCCTATTCTGCAAAAATCCAATCCTCCGCTAACATATCTGCCTGAGATGCACACCATCCCATCTGTACGCCAGAAGTTCCGACAAAAGCAATGGCGTTGTTTCCGATTGCATCATGCTCACAGTTCACAATCTCTCCATCCGCTATCTTATAAGAAATGCCAGTGGCAAGCTGAATGTACTGTTTCTTCCCGTTCCAACCTTTACGAGCCACTTTAAGTCCCCTTTTTAAATAACGGATAGCATCACCAAATCCAAATATTGACTGACCGCCAAGAACACCACAGTTGTTCTCATCAGCAATCATCCAGTCGTCTCTCTGCGTGTGCATGAAAGTGTATTCCACTCTCTGCGTTTCACGGATATCGAGAACTTCTCCCTGACCTTCATCAGAATCTTTTGGTCTGCAATGAATCATAATCGTATGCTTCTCATCATCCCAGCACCAGTAGCCATTCCAACCCGGGAGTTTTACTTTTTCTCCCTGCTTCATAAGTTTAAACGCTTCTTTAAAATTCATATCAATTACACTCCTGCATACAAAACTGGTATTCCATCATCCGTCCTTACTCCCATTAGAAGTGGTAAAGCTGTCTTAAGAAGTAAGTCGTTCGTTTTCTGTATATCCCCGGCAGCGGCATATACTGCACTCCACTCTTTTGCACTTGCTCCAATCTGCTGAGGCGTTGCGTAAGAGATAGATTCACTGCCAGAACTTACAGATGTTACAATGCCTGTCGTGCTACCACCAGACCCGATTGCGGTTGACGTACCACTCACAGCGGCATTGGTAGCATTCTTTTCAGCAAGCTCAATCTGATACATTAATTCAACCAATGAACAGACCGCCTTTTTGATGCGTTTCTGTGAGCGTTCATTTGTCGGCAGTCCATCCACCAGTCTGTCAAACGTCATTGTGTCCACAAAATCACTGGCTCTTTCTGCCAGTCGTGGAAAGTCGGTTTCTGGCACGACATTGCCGAATGATTCTGTATAGAATTTATAATCTGCATAAGCCATGCCAGTTGCCTCCTACATTTATGATTTCGCTGTTACGCTTGCACTTCCGGCGTTCAGTGCCTTGTATGTTCCATCGCACTCAACCACTGTAATCTTCTGTCCGGTTGCTGCCTTAATGTCAGCTTTTCCGTCCCATGTAGTCCAGTTTCTGAGATTCTGTCCATATCCGACAGTTACTGCTTCTGCTGCAACTTTGTATTTATATACGTTGTTGGCATTTTCCTTAGCCGGATTTACAGTGATTTTTGTATCGCCACTTGCTGTTCCAGCCGCAGATGTTACTGTCAAAGTGCCAAGCGTTGGTGTTTCATCAATGGTGATTACTGCGATTGCATCAATGTATTCTGCAAAAAGAGTCAGTCCCATAACTGCGAACGCTTCGGACACTGCTGTGTGGTAGTTACCCTGTGTATGGAATCCGATCAGGTTTGTTTCGCCGGAAACGGTATACACCAGACCAGCTCTCGCAAAGTCAGATTCATTCGGGTCTACATAGTAAAGCACGATGTTCTCAACGGGGGTGGCAATAACCTGTCCTCTCGGGATTTCGCTGTCAGACAGTAAGAAGATTGTGTTAAATCCCATGAAGTCCTTCATATACTGGAATCCGAACTGGTTCTGAATAGTGATCTCAGCTGCTCCGAGGTATTCATATACGTCCAGAATGTTCACAAATCCAACGGCGCCAGTCACATTTCTGTGCATCTGCTTGAATTTGTTTTCTACACGGCCTTTAGCCATTGCCAGAGCCATCTGGAATGTAGTTTCTGTGGAAGTAAGTGTACCGGTTTTCAGATAATCATAGAATCTGCCGGTAACGTCAGTCTGAAGCTGGAAAAGGAATTCATCATCAGTCATCTGAACAGCGTTCTCATAACCGTGATCCTTGATTGCTTCGATAGATACAGCCTTTGCGTACTTTTCAATAGTCATTTCCGCATAGGTCTTTTCTTTTACAGTAAACTTGCTGTAAGGGATTTCCTCACCCTCACCAACATTTCCGCTCTGCAAAGTACCCTCTGCGTATTTGGACTTGAGTACAGCACCCGGCTGTTTTTTGATAGGTCTCATGATGCCCAGAATATCACGTAAGTGTTCCCAGTTTCTCTCGAATCTGGTAACGAAGTCAATCTCACGTGCCGTTACCTGAATATCATTACTCATAATAAGATTAGCTTTTGCTGCCATATAAAAAATCCTTTCTACCCATAATTGTTAAGGTATTGGGTTAGCGGCTATACTCTGGTGTATAGTCGGTGTAAAAAATCACTGGAATAACTGGATGTTCTGGGCAATTGCAGCCTGTCTCTCGGACGGATCTTTGATTGCTTCGATATCCTTCTTTGTCATGTTTCCCGGTGTCTGCTGCTGTCCAACATGAGTGGTAAATCTTGCCTGACTTTGCTGAGCCTGCTGCTGAGATTCATCCACAAAAGCGGATGCGTCAGACTGTTTCATCTGCTCAATCAGATCATTCAGTCCAAGGATTTTACCGTCTTTCAGCTTCAATCCTGCTCCTTTGATGTCTGCCATAACAGACTTCTTTGCAGCCTCACTGGAAAATTTAACATCATCAAGTGCTGTTTTAAGTGCATCTGAAAAATCGCGGTCATAGATTTTTGCATTAAACTCTTTCTCTGCATCTGCCGCTTTCTGTTTCCAGGTCTCTAATTCGGTCTTAACATTTGCCGGGTCGATACCATCAAAGCCTTTTAAGGTTTCCTCTGCTGTCTCAGCACGTTCTTTCCAGTCATCACGTTCACCCTCAACTTTCGACAGAGTTTTCGCTACTTCTTTTGCGTTCTTGTAATGCTCAGAGAGTGCTTTCTTCACATCTGCCTGCTTGTCCTCCGGGATTTCAATTCCAAATGATTTAAGTGTGTCAATAAGTTTCTGCATAACATCCTCCTGGTCGTGTTTATTGACCTGCCGCCGCAGGTAAAATGGATTAAGCCAGTTAGACCACTGACAGGGTAACTGTGGCTATTGGATTCGAACCAATGAATGAGTGTTCCTCTCTCGGGGTCAAAGCCCGGTGCCTTACCACTTGGCGAAGCCACATTGAAGTGCCTTTTCGGACTAAACATTAGTCTACAGGATAAGACATAACCTTTACAGCATCATGATGTTGTGATTCAGCCAAATCATAGACCGCCTGCAAACAAACAGCATAATTTTAACCAAATCAAAGCGGAACGCCCGGAATCGAACCGGAACCCAGGGCGCGACCCTGTCAGTCTACCATTAACGTACATTCCACATAACCCGGATCCCCGGATTAGCAAGGTATTTAACGTGTTATGCCTACCACGAGTTGTTTCGGATATTTATTTCTTTTTTTTAAGAAAAGTATGAATAACAAAAACCTTAATCAAGGAGGTATGCCATCTTGCGTGCCAGACGGCAAATACGCACGACAGGACTCGAACCTGTTTAACTCTCCATTAAAGCGTGCGCACCAGCTATTTAGTTAAAGAAAGGAGGATAAAACAAAAATGTCAAAACAACCACTGTGCTTCCTGCTGCACAATTACATTATAACAGATTTATTTTAACTACCTCTCTACCACTTTTTGCGTTTTTAGAGCATATCGCGAAGTTTTTCCACGTATCTCTTGACAAGATCGCGTTCCTCCCGGCACTCTGCATCCTTGGACATATCGCTCATTTCTGTTGTAAGTTCGTCCAGATGTTCTTCCAGAGCGGCAAGCATCTTCCTCTTGCAGTCTTCAGACTTGCCGGAACGATAGCTTTGCTTCTGCGTCATGTAGTCGTCATAAGCATCTCGTCCGTCAGAACGACTGTAATGCCCTCTGACATAATGTTCACCACGTCTGGCATAAGAACTGCCCCGGTCATAATCTGGCATCATTCTGCCATCATTTGCGCTGTATCTCCCCATGCTATCGCGCTTTCTTCCACGTTCGCTGTAATCGTCATTGTAGCCACCACGCATCTCATCAAGGACAGCGTTGTAATACTCCGCTTTCTTATCCCAGTACTGCGTGTTCTTTATATCTTTGTACATATCAATCAGCTTGTATGTCATTTCCAGATTTCCAGTGGTCAGTCCACTGTCTGCGATTTTTGCAAGCTCGTCTTCTATCCTTGCACATAAATCCTTGATATCTCTCATAACTGCACCTCCTACGCCTCTCTTGTTACAACAATGTTTGCGTTCGCAACAGAAATAGCCTGATCACTGGTATTCTCTATCGCGATATTAACGCAACATCCGCGTGGTACATCCACGTAAATTCCGGAAGACACATTATTATACTGATCTACTGCTGCCGGTGTGGAAATCATCTGAGAAGATAATACTGGTTCGCCAGAGATTGCAATAGCCAGAGAAATAGCTCCGACAGTACCGCCCGTTGGAATTGCGATATTACCAGAAAAGTCCACGAAGAATCTAGCTTTACACTGATTGGTTAAACCTCTCAGTGTAATGATTCCGCTTCCCTCTCTGTGCTGAATGCAGTTAGACCCTTTAACTGCTGTGTTTGAAAATACTACGTTTCCATTTGCTGCTACCGTCTGAGCAGCTACATTTGTAAATTCTGCCATAAAAATACTCCTTTCATATCACAAAAGGACAGGTCTCAGCCTGCCCCTCTGTGTAATACGGCATAAGCCGACATAATCATAAAGATTAAGATACTACTTTATTTTCTTTTCTCTTATACTCTGCAAAATAGTATTGTAATGGTCTTTTAAAAATTGATCGAATTGTTCTGGCGTATTGTCTTGTTTTCCGTATTCGGAATGAAATTGGTTGTGTATTTTCCTTAACATGGGGATACCTTCTTGACTATCATTAATTCTTTTTAATTCGTCTTTTAGAATATAAAAGTCATCTTGATTATCATAATCCGATAATTTTTCAAGTACAGGTATTCCTGTTTCCATGCTTGCCTTTTCAACCAATTTGTTAAACGAATACAAGTGGTGGACAGACAGCCTTTCAGCGTTCTTTCCCGTAATAGCGCACACATTCCCATAACTTTTCTTTATCTCTTTTTTCCATGGGTTAGACACATCTCTCAATGAATCCGTAACATTACACCTTCCGTCTTTGTAATTCCAATTTCTTTTGTTTCTATTATCAATAGCAGCGCATTTTGCACAACCAGATTCTTTTTTTAAAAAATAAAGAAATTTGATATTAACAAAGTGTCCTCTTTTACAAGTGCATCTGAAAGGAGTCATGTTGTCTTTGTATTCTTTTTCGTCAAGAATCGAATATCCTTTTTTTTGCAAGCTCTTTTTTACAAAATCAATATCATATTTTGTTTTTTTTATTTTCAAACTTTCGTTTCCGCATTTTGGACATCTGTCTTGCCCTGTACAGAATTTTGCATAGGATTTTTGAAAAATATTTCCACATCTGCACTGTATCGTTAATACTGATTGATTGTTCTTATATTCTCCGGAGATATATTTGCATCCACTGGAATTTATATTTTGTATGACATCATCAAGATTATTTCTAAATTTTCTCGAATTTCTTTCTCTTGAACAGTCAATGCACATAATTTCCCGTTCACGCAATTTATTGAAATTTCTCTCAAATGTCTTTCCGCAACCGCATCTTATTCGTAAAGGAGTTGAATTATTAACATACTTCTCGGAAAGTACTTCACATTTTCCCTCGGTCTTGTTTTTAACAAACTCCTTTACGTATTCAATCGTCAATTTTTTTGGCATAAAAAGCACCTCCTATTATGCTTTATTATACCTTATTTTAAGACCAAACTCAATACTTTTTTATTGCGTGTTGCTATTTAATTAGCAATTTCCGCAATTACACCCATTACAGGTATACCCGTAAAGATTTGACGCAGGGAAAGACGGTACCGGCGTAGGTCTTATTGCGTCGATAATCTGGTTTGTCTGAGAAGCCATTGCAGTTGTAAGCAATGCACTCTGGCGATCCTGAGAAGCGGCGCGTCTGAGATCATTGTTTTCAGCCTGTAAGGAAGAAATCTTTTCATTGCAAAGATAGTCGAGAATGGCTCTTGTCCCAGCGTTCTGGCTATCAATGATATCTCTTGTGTTGCTGTTCATGGTGTTCTGCAATGCACAGGTATTCTGTGCCATATTGTAATTTACGCCCTGGATAGCTTCCCTGGTTTCACAACAGCAGTTCGCAAGCTGTGCCTGGAGCGCATTTGTGTTCTGCATATTGGCTACAGTATCGGCATTGATTGCCTGCTGGATTCCAAAACCAGTCTGCATGATATTGGTGTTGATTCCGTTAAATCCGGTAAGCATACCGTTATTCACTGCATAGAATCCGTCACAGAGACCGTTATTGATTCCGTCAAGCTTGCTGATCACTGCGGAATTGTCGAATCCTCTCTGAATATCTGCCTGAGTAGCTGCTGTGGCTGTATATCCACCGCCGTTTCCATTATTGCCCCAGCCGTTGTTTCCCCATCCGAAGAAAGCAAAAATGAATAAAACAATAATCCACCAGCTACCATCTCCACCAAACATGCCGTCATTATTTCTACCGTTTCCAGTAGCAGCGGCAATATCTGCTAAGCTATAATTACCATCCATAATATAATCTCCTTTTTGTGTATTTACATCAATCTGGCCAGATTGTAATGTACTATTTCATTCCTTTCAGCATGTGCTGGAATTGCCCTGCCATCTGCTGAACCTGATTAAGTTGCTGTTGAGAAATCTTCCCAGACTGTAACATTTTCTGGACTTCCGCTTTCGGATCTCCCTTAAAATTCTGTTTAAACTGCATAAACTGTTGTATCATCTGCATTGGCCCATTTCCCTGTGGCATCCCACCACCGAGGGCATTGAATAATGGATTACTCATCTGCGTTTCCTCCCTTGACTGCTGATTCCTGCACGGTATTAGCCCTAACAGGTTCAGAAAAAGAATTTAATCGGTTTATGATAATTTCATATTTGCCCTTTAAATCGTCATATTCCTGTCTGGTGACATATTTGTCCATGTTCTGAACAGGCTGTTTAGGCGGCATCTGAGTGCCTACCTCGTGGTATTCAAACGTCCGTAATGGCTGTGGCATACCGGAAACGTCTGTAGATTTTATATAAAATTTCTCTGATTCTGAATCCATCAGTAAAACACTTGTCCCGGGTGCTACCAGATAGGATTTTGCACCTACTTCGCCGGATACCCACAGGATACCGCTATTATTCTGCTGTGGTTGCTGTACTGGTTGAGTTGAAATCTGGACAGGCTGTTGCTGGAACTGATTCATTTGCCCCGGAACGCCAAAACTATATTGATAAGGATTGTTATATAATGCCATCTCGTACACCTCCTATGACTTATTCTATGACTTATTCTATGACTTATTCTATGACTTATTCTATGACTTTCTATAGCTATATTTTTGCATAAAAAAAGAACCGGAAACAGGTCGTTTCTGGCTCTAATTAGTGTCTAAAAAGTATCAGCACACTTTGATTATTTTATTATTTACCCGCCGGCTCAGCCGTTTCGCCGTGGATATACTCACATTCATCTGTTCAGCACAGTATTCAAGAGTGTATTCCTTACATCTCAGCCGGAACAATCTTTCTTCGTCCGGTGTGAAATTACACTCTATTAAGAATCTGTCTATATCTTTCTTAGTGAACACATATAACTTCATGAGCATACCCCTTACTAATGCTAACGTTGATTCTGCGCAAGATAATTTGTAAGCTTCTGTTTTGTTTTTTTTAATTCTTCTACATTATTCCCACTAATCTGACTATCCAACATGGTTGATAACACTTCCAGAATTAATGAATCTCGTTCTGCGATTCTCCGAAGGCTCTCGTAATCTCGCTTATCATGTTCTTCCAGTGTCTCTACTCGCTTATTAAGCCGAAATGCCGGTGTAATCCACTTAAAAATTACGGCTGCCGCCCCTCCGACAATGGACACCCCTCCGCAGATAGAGAGGAAAATCTGTACAAATTCTGATATGCTCATTTAGCTACTCCTTTTCCCAGTAATATACCGGGATCTCATTACCACTATTCCATGTATCGAAATATTTGCCCTCTTGTACTGTCACTACATGACCATCTATGCAGAGAATATACGTACCTGTCGGATGGTCTGTGCAAAAGTCGCTGACTGTATAGATATACCGTTCTGATTGCTCAATTAGTTTGCGTCTGTATCCATGCTTGTAGAGATACGCTCCCCAGACATAATTTGCACTTGGCATATCTGACAGAGCACACGCCTGTATCATTAATCCGGTGAATACCGTTTCCCAATCAAAGCCGGTTGCTTTACATATCGCCCGGACAGCACAATCTCCGACTCGATTACCGGCAGGATTCGGATTGTAATATTCCCATCTATCCATCAGTCAATCCCCTTTGCTGTTTTATATCTCTTTGCCGCTCCTCTGGATTTTGCAGCATTCTGGCGGTTCCACTTCGCTATCATAAGTCGGTCTTGCAGCTCTCTCAGGTCGTTCTGCTTGCAGTAGTCCTTATATGCAGCATTTTGTTTCTGGAGAAGAAAAGACTTCCGGTCAAGGTCTTGCTGTAATGCGAATTTCGCCTGTTCGTCCTTGCAGTTATCAACCGCCGCTTGCATTCCAAGGACTTCACGCTTTGTTTTGCGGATTCTTCGCTCATAAGTGCGCTGTCGCTGTTCTTTTTCGTACTGTTTACCTTTGTTGGCTTTGTCCTGCGCTGATAGTTCTGTATAGGGATTAAATTCTCCATCACTGGCTCCAAAACTATGCCGACAGTTGACCCCTGACAGTCCGCTTACCATTCCATATCCGGTCAATGAGAACGGTGGAAATTTCTTGCTCTTGCCAGAACGAGAGTATATCTTGCCTTGCCACCATGAGTGATTTCCGGGATTCTGACCGCCATCACCTGTTCTGGCTCCTATGTGTGCGCTGACCAGAATTAAATCCCAGTCCATTTCTTCCATGCGTTTTAGGGATATATCTCCGGTGGCCTGTGCCACACCAGTTCTGACAGAACGTGCTACTGCTGTTTCAATCGTGTCTTTTCTGCCGGATGGATATGTGACCGTAACACCATCACTCACAACGTTATTAACCGCCTCTTTGATGGCTTGCGTATACCCAACCGCCCCAGTCATTACATGATTATAGGCAAGGTCGCATTGCTCAATATAGAGCCTCTGAGCGGCACTTGCGGTGGTTCGTGTAAAGTTCTTCCACTCACCCATAGTCGCAAGCATATTCCGTTCCATGAGCCTTATCATAGCTGGCGACTGTTCGAGCGGTACAGGGCTTAATCCTGCCGCCTTGTATACCTTGTCATCATAGTTCATTGCAGTGATACCGGCATCTTCAAACGCTTCAAAAAGTTCCTGTTGTTCACGTTTAGTGTATTTGGATAATTCTGCCAGAATGTCCTCTAGCAGTTCGCCGGATTCCTGCAACGTCCTGATTCTCCACGCATCGGCATTGGTCAGAATATAATCCTCACCTCTGCCGATTCTTGCCATCATTCTCGACACAATCTCAGAGATGATGTACTGATGCAGTTCTTCTGCTATCTGTTCACTACCCTCTGTAATTTGCCGTAAATATTCTGGGCTTAACATAACTATTCATCTCCAAACAATTTTGGCTCGTCTGGCTGAGCTTCTTTGACCATTGCTACTGCCTCGTCTTTTGTCATTCCCTCGAATTTTACAAAATACAACCATGCCGGAACTTTGCCGGTGGTTACATACTGCCACCATCTTGCGCGGTCGTTTTCACGCACATATAGGATGTCTCCGAAATCATAATTGACTTCATAAGCCCCAACCGGTGCAAGCCCGTACAGATCAGCGTAGACGTTCAATGCGTAAATAACTTCATCTAGGCAAGACTCTAACTTATCCCTTACATCCTTGACGAACTGCACTGTCCTCTGCTGTTCTGCTTCTACTCCTGTTGCTGTCTGAATGCCGCTGGATTCGTTAAAAACGAAATACCCGTTAGAGAATCCAATCTTGTACCCTAACTGGCTTAAAAGGGCATTTATGCCGCTTATACGGGTATCCGTGTTGAGTTGCGGATTGATTTCTTGATAAAACTCTTTCTCATCCTGCCCGAATACGTTTTTCACATAATCTGGTAAACTCATTTCTAAGCATCTGCGTTCCATTGCCTGTGGTGTCATAGCGGAGACAGGTGAACCACTCGGCATCAACAATCTGTCATCTGCCAGAACAGTTCGCTTAGAGTCAAGAATTTCTTTTGCATTTCTGCTGTATGCAATGTCAAGGTCTTTTAATTCTTCTATAGCTTCCGCAAATATCGGAAGTCCAAGTGGTGTACTGATGTCCACATTGTTCGCCTGTGGTGTCCGCAGCACTCCATACAACGGTCCGTCCAGCTTCTCACCGTTTGCCTTGAGTATCGGCGGCGTATCTGCCATTAAATCTGCCCATTTGGTCTGTTTAAGGTCAATCTTGTCTCCGATTGACTGAGGGGATTTTGATACATAAGCTCTGTTAGAAACATAATACGGATAGGTTGTCACGCCATTCACGGTAGTCTCAACAAATCTATGATATTCAAGCCGTGTATAGTATTTCCGTCCAACTGTATAAGAATCCTTAAATATAATCCCTTTGATTTCCTGATTATCGTAATCCACAATTATCACATCTGCCGGAGTAAATACGTCAAGGCTCTCGCCATTCGGCTTAATGAACACCGTTCCATAAGCACATCCATATTCCACCCAGTGCCGGATCTGGAAATATACCTTGTCAATCTGTTCCTGTAACCATGTTGCCCTTGCAGAACCATCAATCTGAATGCCGATCGCCAATGTTGCAAGTCTGGCAGTCTCAGAACACACAGATTTAGCAAAATTAATCGTCTTGATATTATTCTTGTCATCTAGCCATTCCGGTACGCCTCTGTAGATGTTCGCACACCGGTTAATTAACGATTCCATTTCTGGAAACTCTGCTGCCTGGATATTAAAGTCCTCTTCGGCTTGTTTTTTGAAAATCATGTTAAACCACCTTTTTAGTGTTGTTATAAGTCCCATTATGCACTGTTACCTCGTCTTCTCCATAATGACTCTGAGCCATACCGGACGGAATCTATTAAATGATTATCCTTGTCTGGATATCCACTGCAAATATTTCCATCTTTATCACGTTCATATTCGTACTTTTTGAACTCTTTGTAAGCATTTGGCGTTCTTTTCGGATCAAACACAAGCTTTCTTCTTTGCAGCCACTTCATGGAATACTCAATGCTTCCCGGTCCTTTGATTGCTCCTCTTGCCGGGAGTCCTGAATCTCTGTAATCATTGATTGATTTAGGCTCGGCAGAATCGCAAGTAATTTCGTAATCGTCATACTGTCTTCGCTTGATTTCATTTGCAGTCCATTCATTTGATTTTTTGTTTTCGTAAATCTCGTCAATGAAATAGATTGTTTCTCTAGTTGAATCATAATAGATTCTGGAGAAAGCATATTTGTCCGGATACCAGCCCCAGTCAACCCCCTGATAAATTCTATCAAAATGGCTGATTTCTTCGTCTGTGATAGTTCTTTCCTCGATGTATTCAAAGATATTTCCACCATTTCCGTTGGCGTGCCCTAAATACTCGTTGTCATAAGCGTCTGGATTTACTTCTTTTAGATGTTCAGCATCTGCAAGGAATATATCTCCGAGCCATTCCTGCTCAATGTCAAGATCAAGATATGTACTATGTACAACTAGTGCGCTATCGTCCTTTTCTTCTGCTTCTGCCGTATATTCATTTGCCCAGTTATTCTTGCTTCTCGGTGGGTTGAATGATTTAAACTTGTACGCTTCGTTACCACCACGAATCGCAGACTGCTGAATATTTCGTATTTCTTCTGGACCGGCAAATTGATCAAGTTCCTCGAACCAGACAATGCCGATATAACCAAACTCCGGCTTGATGGACTTAATCTTTAACGGATCGTCAGCACCACGAAAGTAAATCTTCTGTCCAGTGGGCTTATACGTAATCTCCATAGGAGATACCTTGCACGTAAATTCCTCATTTAGATTTAATTTATCAATAGCCCATTTCATCTGAGCATAAACAGAATCTTTGATAGTGTTTCCGACTTTTCGCAGAATCAGAGCGTGCATGTTCGGATTATTCTTCAACAGTTCCGGTATAATCAATGATATTGTCGATGACTTCATGGATCCACGCCCACCAGGAAGAATGTATTCGCTATGTTTCTTTGCTCGAATATCCCGAATCATTTTATGGAATACGTCCGGGACAATATTCAGGTCAATGTGGTATTCACCTTGCAATCTGGCTTTTTCTTCTGCTTTCTGCTGTTCTTCTCTGGCTTCTTTTATCGCAAGCGTTTTTTCCAGATCATTCATAGATTTCAGCTGATCGGAGAAGTCCGGGGCAAATCCGAATGAATCGGTCAGTTCGCCCCTTGCAATCATGGAACGGCGTTGCTGGATTTCTGCCAGAGACATGATGTCAGTGCCTTTTTGTTTTTCGATGAGAGACTGTTTTTCGGCTATATATGCTGAAATCGTAGGTTTCCGTAAGTTCTCGCGCCCTATTACATCAGCGCTTTTAGGCGCGTATCCTGCTTTTCTCGCGGCATCAGATGCATTCCCGCCATTTTTTATATATTCATCTGCAAACGCTTTCTGCTTAGGCGTTAAGTCCATCTAATCACCTCTGTCTATCCTCATTTTCTGACCGCCTCCCATATTTCTTTAAGGCACATGACCACATCATACTGGGATGCAGTTCGTAATATTTCATAATCACAATTTTTCCATTCACCACGTTTTGTTGGTCTAAGCACTGGTGTTGATATGATCGTTACTGTAATTAATCGTTCCTGCTCATGGCTGTAGAATTGTGATGTTCCGATTTTTATAATTAATCCGGTGGATAATATAGCTTTTTGAAGTTTTCTTGTAACTGCTTTTAAGTTCGCCATATTATCACCTCAATTCAAAAACCCCCAGTATAGCTATAGTTATATACACTATAATACCACACTAGGGGTTATGTACCTCTACACCACTTTTAGTTTTTATCAACTTTATAATCTTCCGGTCAATTTTGCCAAGTGATAGTATTCTGCCATAGTCCTGCGCTTGTATCCGTAGAAATCATTTTCAGATACCGGCATCTCCCGGAATCGTTCCATTGTCCGGTATCCTATACAGTTCACTATGCTGTCGTATATCTGTGTTTCTATACCTGGTGCATATTTGATTGATACTTGCAGAAGATTGTACTTGTCATTCTCGTCAAGGTGTCTGAAATGACTTTGAAGCGCCGGTATATCGTCCGGCGGCACTCCATAGTCGGTTAGTGTAGCTTTTCTAAGATTCATTTATTTCACCTTCTTCATTTAAGTTCCAGTCACATGGCATGCCTCGAAAACATTCTGGACAGTGTTCGTAGAATCCGCAGCCTTTGCAATCCGCTGGCTGTCCAGTACAATATTGCTGTAGTACGTGGTATGCTGATATAGCAAGGTTTGGTGTTATGTCTGGTGTAGGTTTGCTATTCATTTCTTCATCTCCTCCAACTTCTTCTCAGCTTCTTCGCGAGTTAAAAATAAAAATTTGCCAAGACGATCATAATAATTTACAATCTGAATATATTGCAAACCAACTTCGGCTATATAATATTCTTTCCTGCTATCACATTCACATTTACAATCATAGATTTCGCATTTGTTATTTTCCTCACCGTATTCAGTGCATTCTGTCCACCTATAATTTACTTGATACAACACTTTGTTTAAATCATCTGGCAATCTCACAAGCAAGCCCTGTTCTTCTAAGTCCTCGTAGTCGGCAAGTTTTTCTAATGCCGTTTTTAATCTTTTTCTTCCTTCACTAAGCTGACAATCAAATGAGTTCGCACTATAATTGCAACTGTCCCCTTTTATCGCAACAATTTTATTATTGTTTAATCTGCGTGTTAATCTCTCCATCTACTTCACCTCTTTTAACTTCTCCACCGCCAGATTCGATGCATCTACAAACATCTGCAATCCGCTCAATAAACTCTCTTACTGTCATTTCTTTTGTCCCGAGGAGTTCTGATGCCTCATAGAAAGCAAAGTCTGATCTGACACTTGCCGCATAAGTTATATCATATTTATAAAATTTTAAAATGTCCGGAAAATATTGTGTTTGTAATGGCTCGCAATGGTCTTTTTTATACCAATGGAATTCCTGTTTCTCAGCTTCTTTGAGAAGCATTTCATTTTCTTCTTTTGTTCTAACCAGAACACATGTATTTGTTAAGTCAATCATGCTTTCACCTCTCCTTTCCGCTTGTTTTTGTCGCTTGTTTATTTTTATCGCTTATTTTCCGCGTCTTGACCGCATCTTTCATTATCACGTGTGCTCGCTTCCAATTTTTCTGGCAATTCTTTCAGTGGACACCATTCGGGTCTTCCTGCCAGTTTTTTGAATCCTTCATGGCTTACTTTAGAAATAGTTCTGATTGAATCATTTCTTGTTGCAAGGCATAAATTAAAATTGAAATCTGCCATATGAAATGGGCAAGCAAAACATCCTTTTGGTGTGTTCATGATTAATACTGATTTACTCATCTTCTCCTACCTCTTTTCTGCAAGAATGCTCCGTACTGTGCCGGACTGATAATACTTTTCTTTTCTCTGGTGGCCAGTCCATATCCAATCCTTCCGTTCTTTTTGTTTTCTTTTTTTTTGTAAACATAGTAGAGATATCTTTACCTTTACTCACCTACTTCACTTCCTCTCAACATCAGGCTCAAAGTGTTATATCCCGGGCAAGTCCTGACTCCGTTTCTGGTATCTCTTAACATACACAATATGGATATGATGCCATGACCTCATAGATGTGCTCTGTGATATCCTCGCCACGCTGGTCGATGTACTTGAAGCACTTTCCCGGTCTAAGGAAGTACCTTGCACATACATACGCTTTTGTTCCAAATCTTACGCTTGCGCTACTCATTTGTGTTCCTCCAATCCTAAATCAAATAATGTTAATTGTGATCTGAACTCGTTCAACCGTTTTTGGGCTGAATCGTAATAATCTTTATTGATTTCATAGCCGACATATTCCAGACCGTATTCCTCATATGCAATCAGTGAGCTTGCACTCCCCACATGGGTATCAAGAATCTTCATTCCTTTCTGCAGATATTTCTGACAAATCCACCTGTATAGATTTACCGGCTTCTGCGTTGGATGAATTCTCTTTTCATTTAATTTCTTGTTTCCTTGTTGAATGGTTCCTTCGGCAATTGATTTTCCCTGAAACATTCCTCTCCACATGTATCTGAATATATCTACTCTTCTTGTTAGACTGTTAAACGCAATCTCTGCATCAGACTGGTCGGAACCATCATTGCATTTATCCCATATAATCATCCCGCCAGCCATTGGATAATCAAAATAATTTGCTCCCCATATAATTTGATTTTTAGAAACTCTGAACAATTGTTTAAAATATTCAGGTTCAGGAGGCGAATTGTCCCATCCAAAATTTTTATATCCTCCGTCTGGAACGTATATAGAACTTCCATTTTTCTGCTTTACATATTTACTTCGATTCTTTCCTCCATGCTCTTTTATTCCATATGGAGGGTCTACTATGGCAATATCAAAGTAATCGTCCAGAAATTCCGGTAAATATTTCATGCAGTCACCATGTATAAACTCTCTCATTTTACACTTCCTTGTAATAATTCTTTATTGTCGAAAATGTTTCCAATAACTTCAATTTCATCGCAACATAGTAAATATTCAAAATTCGATCCGTAATTTTCTTCACCATTGGTCGCTTTAAAATCTAATTCAGAGTTATCCCAAACTATCTGATAAATATGTTCTTTCCCATCATAAACAAGCCAAACAACATCGCTCTCCCAGATCCTCTTACCGTTCTTGTCAGTCTCCCCCGTGAACTGGCAGAGGGTTTCTGGATCGACTTCAAGCCACCTAAATACAGGAGTACAAAAAACCTCAAATATATCATCAATGCCAATGGATATATCAATTCCAATGAATGTCTTGCCATTGCATTCCGCGTAACGTCCCTCAACCCATTCTCCATTATCAATCTGCTTTCCCTTGAAAAGAATTTCTCTCATTCAACTCCACCACCTTTTACAATTTCGATTGCTAAAGCTATCGTCTGTTCTTTTTCAATGTATTTCAGCCTTTGCGTGCTGTCATTAGTTCCCAAACATAGTTTAAATGCTCTCTTCTTTTCTTCTTCTAACCGCTCCACAACCTTATCTACATCAAAAACTGTCGGCTGTTCGTCAATAACTGCACCTATTGCAAAATCCATATCCGAATTTCCAAGAGAGTCAATTATTTTGTCTGCATCAATTAAACGCATTTATTCATCCTCCCACATTCCCAACAACCGCATCCTCTCATACAGTACAGCGACGGTCTTGCGTCTGTATCCGTAAAAGTCCTTCGGATTCATCGGGATATATCTTTCTCTGCTGATTTTCCTGTAACTTTTCCGGTGCAAGATATTCTCAATAACCATATCTGCTATCACCGTGTTTTTCGGGCAAGCTGACAAGGCGGCACTGGAAAGCAGGTATCCGTACTCTGCCGGAAAGTCTTTCAGCATCGTATTCAGTTTTTCAATATCCTCTGCCGGAATACCGTAATCTTTCAGCTTTTTATTCCTTGTCAGCATACCGTTCTCCTTTCTAATCGTCTGGATGGTGCTTATCGTACATGATTGCTACACATACAAGACCAGCCACTCCGAATATGATTCCAAGTATAAGTCCTAATAAGAACGTAATCATACTTCCACCTCACTATCCTCTGACATCTGGTAATCAATATGTCCATTTACATAGGCTTCCTGAATCATATCCAACACTTTTATGGCTTTTGCTTTTGATGAATAATGTCCAATAATATAATCCTTGCATGAATATGAGCATACGATTTTCACGGCCCCTTCAATATCCATGATATTGATTACGATTGAATTGTTGAAATTGATTAAAAATTCTCTATTCTGACTTCTGATTAACATTTTGTGTCCTCCTTACCTGAATACATCTTTAATTGTTTCATCTTTTTGACAAACAATTTCATTTCATATCCTGTAAGACCAACACAAGTATTTCCAATTCCTTCATCATCTCCTAAATCTGGATCATATGACTGCAAAATATGTCCACCAGATTTTTTGTGTCCAATGTAGACTTTTTGCGTAAAATTATATTCCTTATCTTTTCTTTTATACACACACCCATACTTGTCTTCTTCTTCTTTCACAAATCCAATTTCCGCTAATTTCTCATCTACTGTTTTAAATAATTTCATTTTGCGTCCTCCTAATATCTATCAAATTCAATTTTGCCGTCTGCGCAGAATCTGTAAGCATCTTCTCTGATTTTCTTAGCTTCACGCATGACAACTTCTTTCGCCTTTCTGACAGCTTCCTCAAAATCCTCTGTTCCAAGATTGTAGTTGTAAATACCCAATGTGTTACAGTTAAGGAACAGCGTATCTCCATAGCCAACGTATTTGTGAATAACGATTTTTAAAGAATTGTATTCCAAGGCGAAAATACTTCCGGTTTTAGGTTCTTCGTTATATTTTGCGTTACTTTTGAATTTCACTTTGCGTCCTCCTTTTTCAACATCGGAAATAGCCATCCGGTCTTTTCGTTCGATGCAATCCAATCGAATTTTAGCTCTGATAATTGATACTCTTTATTGCATCTTTCACAGGTGAATCCTTTCACTTTACTGTATTGTCCTATAATTCCACCGCATCCACATCTACAGTATTTATAATCCATTTTCATCCTCACTTTCCCCATGTAAGCAACTGGCACGCTATTGTGCAGTCCTCCATGATTTCTGTATTTATTTACGTATCAATTCACCATGCTAATCTTGATATGGCCTCGGTTTACCGAGGATTCGTTATTCCTTTCTATGTTTAAACTTCATTTTTCTCCTATCCAAATGCTACCTGTCCGTTATTCTGCATATAAATCATCGGCGCAGCTTTACGCTCCATATCTCTTGATTAACTCCTTATAATCATCACAAATCCGAATGTGATGCTTCTTTTCCAAATCATCAACCATTTCAGACAATGATGTTTTTCCAGAATTAATATCATTGATGTAGTTATTAATTCTTTTTACAGATTTCATGTAACGTTTCCATCCCCATCCGTGCAATTCGTGCATTACATAAAACAAAATCACAAAATTCAGCACGTCAGACCAGTTCTTTCCATCCTCGAACCCATCATCAAAGGCTTTCAACTCCATTTCTTTTACCTCTTTCTGGCAGTTCTGGATAGACTGCGCAAACATATGAGCCTGCTGATTCGTATACGGAATGAATGCTTTCTTTTTCTGCTTGATTTTTAACTTTCCCATCCGACAGCCCTCCTTATCTTCTGAGTCAGAATGTCAAATTCCATCAACATCCTGCGATCATTCTTGTTTGAGTATGCGATTGTTTGCTGCCCATCATATATGACCGCATATCTTCCGTTAATGCTATATACCCCGCTGATTGCCTGCGATATCTGGCTTCTTGTCTTTCCTGTCAATTCCGATATTTCAGCAAGCGTCAGCTCCCCGATGTACTTTGAACCGTCATATACGTCATACAGTTTCATGTTTCTTTCTCCTTTTAACTGAGCTTCATTACTCTATGGCTTAAAATATGAGTCGCTTTTCCTACGCTACATTCATCACGCCCATAATAACTTTTATAAAATTTTGTTATGAATCCGGTCTGTAATCGGGAATCTGAGTTTTTGCCGTGAATATATACAACCTCGTCACCAATGTTTAACTTGTTTCCTTTGCAATCAATCATTTGATACTCCTTTCAAAATGAACATAAATTCAAATCAACATCCAGTCTTGGTCTTGCGATCTGCACCAGAACATCATCTTCAGCAACGCCCTATATCTCTTTCTGCATCACTTTCCTCTGTTTAGAATCTAACAGCTTATTAAAAGCAACTAGACAATTCTTGATAAACTGTTTATCATTATTATCAGGGCACATTTCCGCATACTCTCCAAGCTCTATCAGACGATCAGTAGCCTGCTTGGAATATTCATCTGTAAGTTCGGCCGAATAGAAATCTTTTATAGCTTTCCAAAATTCAGTCATAAATTTTTGAATATACGGAATATCCTTTGCTTCTACTTTTATTTTTATCATCTCCTTTGAATATTGTATACAATGTACTGTATACGCTCTATTTAATTTTATTTTATAAATATAATATATTTATATTATTTTAATATAAGTAACCTTTGTTAACCGTAAAGTAACCGTACTAATTCGTGTAAACCATTGATTTTACAGGTAGGTAACCGAGTAACCGAGTAACCCTGACTTTCTCATATAGGGAAACTTTTATACTCAATATGTGCATATAAATACTCAAATATATATATACAGAATCAAAGGTTACTTAGGTTACCCGGTTACCTTTTGAACGAATTGTTTGTTAATCAAACACAATATCGTCTGTAATCTCAAAATCATCATTACAATTAACAAATCCTTTTGGAATTTCATCTACAATTTTCAAAAACACACATTTGGTGACAATTCCGTCCAGTTTCTTCGCTTTGGTCGGATAACCTCTGCTGTCGGTTTCCACAAGTCCCTTCTTAACAGCCCATGACAAAAATGCTTTTCTGGAGAATCTTCCGATTTTGCACAGATCATCAAACGCTGCGCTATAGATTATTGCAGTTGACGTTTTCTCTATCGGATCATTGTCAATAATTCCCCATCTTTCTGTCTTGATATCTGGGTTATCATCAAATTTAATTCCGTTCATGGCAATCTTATCAAGCACGAACCAGTAAGCGCGTTCGTTTTCAGATACCATTTCTTTCTCTGTCAGAAGATTCTTAGCCGTCTCAATGTCAATGTACTGGCCATCATGGAACAGCTGATCTGTTGCGATTTTATCCGCTACCAGGATAATGCTCATTGATATGCTTTGCTTCTGCATCTTGTCATCGTCCTGTATAAGCCCCTGATAGTGCTTTTGCAGGGCTTTTATATCATCAATGGACATTTCCTTAACTACATTTACAAAATCGATTCCTGCGTACCCGTAGTTCTTTTTAAGGGTATCTGCGGTAAGCTGTGGATCATCAAATATCTTTTCGGAACACTCAACCTCAATAATTCGGTTAATTGCTCCACCTTGACTGACATACCCGGCCAGTGGACGTTCACCGTTAGTAAGAATACAATTCTGCCAGCGGTTCTCCCGGTTCACGCCCAGTTCTTTGTTAGAACGACTCTTTCCTTTGCCGGAACATAGGTCATATACAATTCCTTCGAAATTATCCCGGATTTTAGCCGATACTTTGGAAGTATCATCCAGAATCAGCGGTAAGTTGTTGAGCATATCGGATTTTGCTTCCAGGGCCACATCGGTTGTTTTAAAGTCTCCTATGTACCTAGATTCACCTGGATTCGCCCAGACAGAAGCCCCCAACATAAGCGTTACAGTCTTACCGCCCTCGGTTTCGCCCCATAAGTCCACAAAGAATGGAAGAGCACCGACCAGTTTAATTAGAATGCTTGCAAAACTTGCAGCCAACATGATTTTTGGTTCGATTCTTCCAGTAGCACGAACCTTTTTTACATGTTCATACCACTCTACTCTGCTGCCACCTACACTGATACTTTCGTATAACTGACGAAATCTCATATCGCCATCAAATACGATATCCTTGTCGTAAGGCAGGAAATAATCTCGAATCCACCCGATTTTACTGGAAGAATATTGGATGTTGATATAATCATCATTGGCATTTTCCACGTCCGACAGATACCGGACCAGATACTTCGCATTTTCCGAAGTGACTGAAATTCCCAACGCTGACAGCCCTACGATTTTAGTCGCGGATGTAATCATTGTCTTTGGAACGATAATTTCAGACCATTTACCGTTTCGCTTATATGCAAGCTTAATCTGCTCTTCTCCAGTCTCCAGATTCTTCATTCGTTCGATTGGAAGAATAGGGTGATAACAAGCTATAATATCCGGTGATCCTGGATTTGTATTTGAAATCCTGATTCCCTCATCATCTGCCATCCAGTTAAGACATTTCATGCGGTCATATTCGCAATCAGAGAAATTTGTCCATTGATTTAATGCGGATACAGGTTTCTCTTGCTTTTCTTTCTCAAGGATCTGCTTATGTACTTTTGTGTAGACTTTTAACAGATCCTCAAATTTCTTCTTTACTCCAAGCTCTTTCGCTCTGTCCAGAAGAGTCAATGTCAAACGTGCCTTGTAAATTTCATCTTCTTGCTTGAATATCTCATTAAACACTTCTTCTTCCAGAATTGATTCTGATGTGAGCTTGTTAATCTGTTCCATTTTCTTTAATCACCTTCTTCCAATCCTGTTATGAATCCATGCTTATATAATGCAAGCTGTAATTTGTTCCATGCTTCACACCAGCCATCTGATAATGGCTTTACTCTGCCAAGAATAGACCTGTAAAAGTCAATATCGGACAAACATTCCTGCAATTCTTCATTTTTCTTCCGCTCTGCCTTCTCTCTCATTTCTTTTTGCTTCTGAGCGTGATATATTGCCATTCTGGACGAAAAATCAGGTTTATGGTATGTTCCACCAAGAATCTGAAAGGCTGTCTTAAAATCGCAATTATCCATGCTCTGAACGAATGTAAATATGTCTCCTGTCGCGCCACATCCGAAGCAATAATAGCTGTCTTTGTAAATTTTCATTGAAGCAGTACGGTCACCGGAATGAAATGGGCAGCTGATAAAGCCAGCTCTGTTCGGAATCATTCCGTATCTGGAAAGAACATCTCTCATACTGTTCTGCTGTTTAATCGTTTCTTTGTCCATCCGACAGAATCTCCATTATTCGTTTTCCAGTATTTTTTTTGTCACAAAATAGGAACTCAACGCCATATTTTCTCTGCATTGTGCATAGAATTTTGTACAACGTATCGCCGTGCATAACTTTCTGTTCTTGCTCAATCCAGATACCATTTTTCTTAACCCGCTTCTTCGCCCTGGGATTCTCCCACCAGAGAACATCGTCCAGCTTTTCGATTCCTTTCCCGTGTTCGCATAAGAAGACAAGTTTTATTCCTGCTTCGTTTGCCCGGATAATCTCAGCGCGGAATCTTTCGTGCTGCTGGCACACATTTCCGCATAACTCTGCAAGGTTCTGTTTTCTATCAACTACCAAACGCGGGTTATCATAATTCATGTAATCACCCACATACAGCTTTGACACGAACCATTTTTCCCCTGCCTCGTCAAATGCCTTTTTAATGCCATCAATAACTTTCTGATGTTCCCTGCTATCAATCTGTATCAATTAAATGGCAACTCCTCGTCGATACCATCAGGAATGCTCATAAAGCCGTCCGGGTCGGCTTCTGGATTCGGTGTAGGCGATGCTGTCTGTACCTGTGAAGAACCTTTGCTTTCGCCGAATTCGATTTCCTCGACAACAATATCTGTTGTATATACCTTCACGCCGTCTTTATTCGTATAGGATCCTGTCTGGATTCTCCCGGATAAATCCGCTTTCATTCCTTTAGAAAAATATTTCTCGATAAATTCTGCCGACTTTCCGAAAGCGATGCAATTCAAAAAATCTGCTTTCTGATCGGAACCCTCTTTCGCGAATCTTCTATTTACCGCAATAGAAAACCTTGCAATAGATGTCCCATCATTGGTGTACTTTATTTCTGGATCACGCGTAAATCTTCCTGTAAGAATTACTTTATTCATGCTGCTACTCCTTTTCTGTATGTTGTTTGTCATAGTCAATCAACATCTTCAGACATTTCTGACCTTTTTCCTTGGTAAGAGACTTAATATCGATTACTTTAAATCGAGTCTTGATCTGTTCCAAAAGCTTAGCTTCCGGGTACTTATCAATGATATTTTTGATTGACATAGTAGTCTCGGAACTAATCATCTCGGTTTCTTTTACCGATTCCGCTTTTCTGCCGGACGTTTTTTCTTTCTCTCCTGTATTAGTAGAATCACTATCTTTGTTATCATCAATACAGAACAGCCCATTCAAAGCGTATTTTCTGGCATAAGATGAAGCTGCACCTGTCACCTGTGAAGAATCCATGCCTTTCTTAGACTCTTCTTCCCTTGCATAAGCAACGGTTGTAATCTCGCCGGTATCTTCACAGTCGTTTAGATGAGCTTCTGCTCTGACATATATTCTGTCTCCAACAACTTCCATCCGATCTGTGACGTTTAACACGGTTTTTGTTTCTGCCAGAAGCGGTTTTACAGCCTCCAGAATATCCTCACAGCTCCTGTATTTGTATTTCCCGAAGGAATTGTACTGTCCTTTAGGGGCTTTCAGCTTTGACTGAATAATGCCTAACTTCTCATATATATTCACTTCTATTCCTCCT